CGGTCTTAGACCGATGTCTTAATAAATCCTTTAAGAAGTAATTCCCTCAGGTACATTAGTGTCGACAAGATGATCTAATATCATCAAATCAACTAATAGGTGGCACCTTCTTTATCTAACTCCCTGAAAGGGAATAAGTAAATGAAAGGCCAGTTCTTTAATACATATTAATCAAATTATGAAAACAAACTTAAAATTAAGATTTATTTCCAAATTCGAAAAATTGCGATTAAGCTCTGTTCCTAACATGATATCGCTAAGTAATAAGAAATTATTACTTAAAGTTTTATCCACATTCGCTTGGAAAATTATTTCCATAAGTAGTGGTAAGACTAAAGTTGCACCTAGATTAAGAAGATTTAATAAGTTTATCACTCTTGTTTATCGAGTGTATACTCATCATGGATCTACTTTTACCATTAAATGGTTGAAAGCATCACATATGGCTATACAGAAAAGAATATCATCTACACCATTCAAATCTCTTCGTGAGATTGAACCGTCTTTACCTTTACCTCGTTTGGTGAATGGTTTACCAAGTTTTATTGGTACCATGGATCGGAAAGCTATTAGAGCTTTCCATCCTGGAACAATACGACTTTGGTTATCTATTTTAAGTATTTATCGAATCCTTGAAGGACCCGGAAAACTTAATTTAGGAACCATTACTAATCCATTTGGAGGTAGTAAAGATGAAATCAAAGCGTTATCCTATATCTTCTCTGATATTATTAAATTTAATAAATTAGAAAGAGATATTAAAGGAATTGGTGCTCATGAAATAGAAAAATCATTATCTTCTGGACCGAACCATCCTGTTGCATTATACAGTCTTTTGACTGATGCAATTGGGATTGCTAAGTATCCAGAGATTTATGAACCTTTTATTAATTATTGTAAATTAACTAAAGGAAGTCTTCATAAAAGACTTGATAACTATATTCAATGGGCAGGCCGAGCTTTAACTGTTCACGGTACCGATTGGGTTGTTCGTTCAAAATCTGTTAAAGAATTTGACGACATCCGATTAGGGAAATTGGCTTTTAAAGTGGAACCAGCTGGTAAAATCAGAGTATTTGCTATTATAGACATTTGGACCCAATCATTATTGGCTCCTTTACATTCTAGAATATTTACTATTCTAAAAGGATTACCAAATGATGGAACTTTTGATCAAGATCTTTCTTATGAAAGATGTATGACTAAAGCCAAAGAGTATAATTGCGCTTACTCAGTTGATTTATCATCTGCCACAGATCGGTTACCAATTCTTCTTCAAACTCATGTTTTAAATATTATATTTAATTCTCAAGTGTTAGGAGGATATTGGGCAGACCTATTAATTAAAAGACCGTATTTCATAACGGACAAACGGTATGGAGATGAAAATAATTATAAAAATAATTATTATTATTATTCTACCGGTCAGCCTATGGGAGGACTTTCATCATGGGCAATGTTAGCACTTACACATCATCTTATTGTTCAAGCATGTGCATTCAGAGTTTATTCAACTCGAATCTGGTTTGATAAATACGAAGTGTTAGGTGACGACCTTGTAATATTCGATAAATTAGTATATACTGAGTATATACGAACTATGAAATTACTCGATGTCGGAGTTAATCCCTCTAAATCCTTAGTAAGTGAAGAACTTACAGGATTAGAGTATGCAAAAAGAACTTCTATAGCAGGTATTGATGTATCAGGTATATCTTGGAAACAATTTATATCTGAGAATACTTCTTTAGGAAGAGTTAATATAGCTCTTCACTATTTAAGAAAAGGATTTATTAATAATCCATCAATGCTTTGGAAAGCTTTGACAGATCACCGTTATATGAATTATAAAGATATGCTTAAAGTTGAAACTTTAAAACATACCTTTGATAATAATATAGTTGGTTTAATAGGTTCCTTTATTTCGAAAAATAAAGTTACGCTGTTATCCGTAGTTTCATTACTTGTCGATCCTCATGACGAGGGGTGTGAACAAATGGAAAATCCATCTATTCCACATGCAAGTGCTTTACGGTTTTTGTTTGAAATAGCAAAATCTAAAAGTGCTTCTCCCGTTCCTCTCTCTGTTTCTTCTATTGAAGACAGAGAAGAAATGGCGAAAGAAGAGGTTATACCATATATGGCAGATACTCTTCTTCGGGAATCTTTAGCTAGAATAACTATCTTTAAGGATAATTATGATACTAAGATTGACCAATTCGCATCTCTTTTAGTGAATAGCGACTCTTTAGAATCCTCATTTTCTATTGTTGAGATTTCTCAACTTAGATCAATGAGTGAAGAAACTTTACTCCAAGGGAGAGACCCTGAGGATTTATTTGATGAAGTGTATAACTTCGCTTATAAACTCAGAAGTGATCTTCCTTCTATGGAGAAAGCTACTTACTACTCTTCGAAAGTTGATAATTTTATCTCTTTCTTAGATGTAGATAAGGAAAATTCTAAAGCATATAAAGTAAATGACATACCACGAATGGTACGGGATATTCAATCAGCCGGTAAACTAAGTGGGACTCCTTATTGGAGTCTTCTATCTAGAATGCAACCGTAACATGTTACGATAAACATACTAATAATTCTTAGTTACTCTTTGAAAGATATATATATTTACTAACCGTGAGTCCCGAAAGGACAATACCCTCTTTAAATCATCTAGTCTATAGTAGTTAGAAATAACTAAACCACGCTAGAACTAAAGTGATTTATATATATATTTATATGTTTGGGATTGAAGAAATTCATGAAATCTCCTCTATTAGAAGAGCCTATTAAGGATTAAAATCGTTAATAGTTCATTTTGAAGCTTTTGGCAACAAAAGAAAACTAATGATTTCC